ATACTTGCTTCATTTGGTACATTCTCAACTGGTGTTTCGATCAAACGAATTGATAACGCGATATTTGCATCTGCATATAAGGCAGAGATCAAGACGCTACAATCGATAGGAAGAACTCTCCGTAAAGGAAATGGTTCAGACAATGCAACACTCTATGATATAACGGATGATTTGAGTCATGGATCATTTACAAATTATACTCTTCAGCATTTTCGAAAGAGAATCGAGATATACTCAGCCGAACAATTCGAATTCAAAATCTATAATATAGATATCTGATACTGAATTTTCCAAAGGGGATAAACCCATTATACAATACCACAGAAGTATGTCAACTACTTTATGCATACCAGCATCAGTTTTACTTCAACTATTTGTTTAGTTGACATTTTTCATTTTCTATTGTATACTAGAAATAGAACTAGCAAAGGATCATTGACAAAATGGCTATTAAAAGAATAAAAAAGAATTATATTAACAATAAAGATCTATTTGAAGCTCTAGTAAAGTATAAGTCCGACTGTAAAGAGGCAGAAAATTCTGGCGAAGAAAGACCGATCGTTCCTAAATATATTGGAGAGTCAATATTTCAGATAGCGACTAGGCTATCAACTAAACCAAACTTTTCTGGATATACGTTTAAGGAAGACATGGTAATGGACGGTATTGAAAACTGTCTACAATACATGCATAACTTCGATCCAGAGAAAACACAGAACCCATTTGCATACTTTACACAGATCATCTGGTATGCGTTCTTACGAAGAATTGCAAAAGAAAAGAAGCAGATGTACATTCGATATAAGTCTTCTCACGAAATGATTTCCATGGGTGGAACATATGATGGCGGAGAAGATATCGCAATGCATCTAAATATGAGTGCTGACTACATCAATAATTTTATCGAAGACTACGAACGTAAGTTAGTTAAGAATAAAAAGATTGATGAGAGTGTAGACGAGGAGTGATAAATGTTACCAGCTATTATAGAAGATTTAATATCAAAGATCACGGATAAGAAGACTCACGTTGAAAAAAGACAGTTCTATTATGTTACTCTTTTAAAGATACGCGATGAAGCAAATAGTGCTATCTTAAAATACGAAAAAGAGAAGAACCGTAAATGAAGATAGCTATACTATGTGATAGCCACTTCGGCGCTCGCTCAGACTCTAAAGTATTCGTTGAACATCAGGCAAAATTCTTTTCTGAATACTTCTTTCCGTATATTGATGAACATAAGATAGATACAGTACTACACCTTGGTGATATCTTTGATAGAAGAAAATACATAAACTTTTATACTCTTAAGAGATCAAAAGAATTCTTTTTCGATCAATTGAAATCACGTCAAGTAACTATGCATACGATCCTAGGAAATCACGATACGTTCTTTACTACTACGAATGATATCAATTCTGTGTCTCTATTGCTTTCTGAATACGATAACATCCTAGTGTACGAAGACTCACCGATAGAACTTGCGTTTGGTTCTACACGCATCCTTATGTGTCCTTGGATCATCAAGGAAAATTTCGATAAAGTCTTTGCAGAACTTAAGAACTCTACAGCTCACATACTATGTGGCCATTTCGATCTGAAGGGTTTTGAAATGATGAAGGGTGTTGTGAGCGATCACGGCATGGACTATAAAGAATTCGCCCACTTTGAAGCTGTGTATTCTGGGCACTACCATCATCAGTCTCAGTATGGGAACGTAAAGTACCTTGGCGCACAGTATGAAATGAATTGGTCTGACTACGCGAGTAAGAAGGGTTTTCATGTACTCGACACAGAGACTAGAGAGTTGACATTTATAGAAAACTGTAATAAAATATATCATAAGATGGACTATGACGATACTGATCTAACGATAGATCAAATCGCATCTTTAGACACGTCTGTACTGAAGGACTGTTATGTTAAGATCATAGTTAAGAGCCGAGGAAATCCGTATCTATATGATCTCTTTATGAACAGACTCAATGAATGCGGTGCGGCCGACGTGAAATCGGTTGAGGACAATCTAAACCTAAATAATTCAGGTCTTGAAGAACTCTTGGAAGAAGCTAAAGATACAAAGGACATACTACATTCATATATCGACTCGCTTGAGACCGACATAGAAAAAATTGGTATTAAGAAGGTAGTTGACGAGCTGTATGTAGAAGCAATGAGTATTTAAACTTCATTGATATACACTTGAATGTAATCTCTATAGGATAACAAATGCATATACAATTTACAAAAGTTCGATACAAAAACATTCTATCGGTTGGAAACCAATTCATAGAACTAAATCTATCGAACGCAAAGACAACACTTATAAGTGGTCAGAACGGTAGCTCGAAGTCTACTGTGATAGAAGCAATTGTGTTTGCGCTATACGGAAAACCATTTCGTAGAATAAACAAACCACAGTTGGTCAACAGTATCAATCAGAAGGAACTATTAGTTGAACTCGAATTCAACATCGGTTCTCTAAAGTATCTTATTCGTAGAGGAATCAAACCTGCGATATTTGAGATATGGAAGAATGAAGAACTGCTAAATAAAGACGCTGCCACTCGTGACTATCAAGCATACCTTGAGCAGAACATACTTAAGATGAGCTTTAAATCGTTCTCTCAGATCGTCATTCTTGGCAGCGCAACATACGTTCCGTTTATGGAACTTCCTGCTGGTCAACGTCGTGAAATCATCGAGGATCTTCTAGACATTCAAGTGTTCAGCACAATGAACCTCCTCTTAAAGGAAAGAATAACCGATAACAAAAATGTCATATCCGAGAACAACTATTCTATAGATCTTTTAAAGGCAAAGGTGGAATCAGCAAAGGATCATAATGAAGAGATCGAAAGATTAAAACGCACCGAAGTTGAAAAGATACAGACTAAGATACAAGAGAACCTTTTGATTGCCGAAGGTGAAAAGGAATGTATCGAAAAGCTACAGGATGAGATATCGAACTTAATTCCAACTATCGCTGATAAACAAAAGAAGGTGCGTAGTGTTGAACAAATAAACGTCCTACTATCAGATCTTCGTGGAAAACAGAAGGAATTCTATAGGGATATTGAGTTCTATTCAAATCATGATAACTGTCCGACGTGTAAGCAGGGTATCGAGGATCATTTTAAACAACATATAGTTTCTGAAAGAAAGCAAAAGGGAATTGAGATAGAGGAAGGACTAACTCAGCTTAAAGATAAGCTGTCAACGGCCGACTCTCGTCTTAAAGAGATCTCTGAAGTTGAAGATAGGATTCGACTATTAAACAACAAGATCGATGAACATAGAATTCAGATACGTATGATTGCTAGTCAACTTAAATCATATAAGAAAGAACTTGATGACGCAGAGAAAGAAGTTGAAGCAATAGATAAGACTAAGATAAAAGAATTTATGAAGAGTCTTAAAAAGCTGCAGGACAATCAACAGGAACTTTATAACAGTAGAGAAACTTTGAGTATCGTTGCTGCTATGCTTAAGGACGGTGGTATTAAAACGCGTATCATTAAGACGTACATTCCAATTATGAATAAGCTCATCAATCAGTATCTCTCTGAGTTTGAACTCTTTGTTGACTTTAACCTTGATGAGAACTTTAATGAAACGATCAAATCGCGTTTCCGAGACGCCTTCTCATTCGCATCGTTCTCAGAAGGTGAAAAGATGCGGATCAACCTTAGCATCATGTTTACATGGAGAGCAATCGCAAAGCTACGCAACTCCGTGTCCACCAACCTTCTAATAATGGACGAAACACTCGATGGACCATCAGACGCAGACGGTGTCGAGTCCCTCATAGACATTCTGCACAAGATGAACTCTAATGATAACATATTTGTTATCAGCCATCGTTCACAGCAGTTCGCGGAAAAATTTGATAATCATATTCGTTTTGAGAAAGTTAAGAACTTTACGCAGATCGCAGCTTAACCGTTGCGATCTGCGAATCTTTGGTTGACATTTCCCACAATATAGATTACATTTAAGTATATTCATACACGAGGTAATTATGACATCATTCTACACTAACGTCGAACGTTTTGGTAACACTCTTTTGTGGAGAGGTTACGAGAACGGAAAGGCCTTTAGCCGAAAGGTAAAGTACAAACCGACTCTTTATATCGGCGTCAAGGACACCACAGAGTACAAGACTCTAGTCGGTGACAGGAACGTTGAGCCAAAGACGTTCGAATGTATGGGAGATGTAAAGGAATATCTGGAAAGATACAACGATGTCCATGGCATCAATATCAACGGAAACACAAACTTCGTATCAGCATTCATCGAAGAAAAATATCCAGGCCACATCGAGTTTGATATGAGCCTCATCAATATCGCTAACTTCGACATCGAGTATGATACCACGACCGGTTATGCAGTCATTGATCATGCAGATAAACCTATCAACTCTATCTCATACAAATCATCTAAGAGTGATACATATCATCTTCTAACTCTGAAGAGTTACGATAAACAGAAAACTATCACGGGTATTGATCCAGATAAGATCCAACATATGGCCTTTGATACCGAAAAGGCTCTACTCAATCGTTTCATTCAGATCTGGACGTATGACTATCCGGATGTTGTAACTGGTTGGAACGTCGAATACTTTGATATCATGTATATCGTAACACGCATCATCAACCTCTTTGGCGAGGAAAAGGCAAAGCAACTATCGCCTTGGGGTAACATTCGTAAGACTAGCCGTGAGTTCTTTGGTAAGATGCAATCCACGTATGCAATCTCTGGCGTATCCATCATCGACTACATGGACGCATTTAAGAAGTTTGGTTATAAGTATGGTCCTCAGGAATCCTACAAGTTGGATCATATCGCACACGTTGTCCTCGGTGAAAAGAAGCTGGACTATTCAGAATATGGTTCACTGAGCGAACTCTATACACAGAACCCGCAACTCTTTTTCGACTATAACCTCAAGGATACGCATCTTATTGAGATGATGGAAGAAGAGACCGCGCTTCTTGCTCTTGTCTTTACTGTTGCATACGGTGGCGGCGTTAACTACACAGACGCCTTTGGTACCGTTGGCATTTGGGAAACAACGCTCTATCGCAAACTTATGGAAAAGAAGATCGTTCCACCACTCAAGAAGGGTCCAGGACAAAGAGCTGGAGATCTAGTCGGCGGATACGTTAAGGATCCAAAGGTTGGTATGCATCCTTGGGTCGTATCATTCGACCTTAACTCTCTATACCCGCATCTTATGCTCCAATATAATATGTCTCCTGAGACTTATATTTCAGACAACCGTGAGTACGTATCTCAAGATATGGTTCTGAAAGATGAATACCAAAACAATAACACGGACTATTCTGTATGTGCAAACGGTGTATGCTTTACGAATAAAAAGCTTGGTATCATTCCTGAGATCATTGACGAATACTATGGCAATCGTTCAAAGATTAAGAAGAGCATGTTGTCCGTAGAACAAGCAATGGAAAATGAAACTGATCCTAAGAAAAAGTCAGATCTAAAGCGACAGATGACTCAGTTGCACAACTCACAGATGGCTATTAAGATTGCTATGAACAGCTTATATGGTGCAACTGCTAACATATACTTCCTGTACTATATTAATGAGATGGCTGAAGCAATCACTACGTCTGGTCAGCTATCAATTCGGTACGCTGAAAAGTCAGTGAACAACTATCTAAATAAGATACTTAAGACTACTGACGTTGACTATATCGTCTACATCGATACCGACTCGATCTATGTTAACATGGGTCCGTTGGTAAAGACTGTGTTCGGTACTACAGACATCGAACGTAGTAAAGGCGAGGAGTTCCTTGATAAAGTATGCAAGGAAAAGATCGAGAAAGCAATCGAGGACGGATATGTAGAACTTGCTAAATATATGGGCGCATATCGAAACGCGATGGTTATGAAGAGAGAAAAGATTACTGATAAGTCGCTGTTCGTGGCTAAGAAGCGATACATTATGAATGCTCTCAACTCTGAAGGTGTTCACTTCGCAAAACCAAAGATCAGCGTAACTGGTATCGAGTCTGTTCGTTCTTCAACTCCTGAAGTATGTCGTGAAAAGATGAAGAAATCGTTTGAAGTTATTATGAATGGTACTGAAGAGGATATTCAAAAATTCATTGCAGACTTTAGAACAGAGTTCTTTAGTCTTCCAGCTGAACAGATAGCAAAGATCTCCGGCACTGATAACCTTGAAAAGTATATGGAAAACGGCACGTTTAAAAAAGGTTGTCCTATGCACGTAAGAGGAGCGATTGTGTACAATGTTTTCCTCAAGAGCAAAAACCTAGAAAAGAAGTATCAGCTGATCCAAAGTGGTGATAAGGTTAAGATCGTGTA